GGTTGAAATCTAAGTTTTTTTTCAATTTCGGCGCAGTAATCTTTACTTCCTATTAAGACAATCTGTTTGATTAAATTTTCCCATCCGTACTTACGGATAACCTTATAAATAACTTCATTGCCGCTTTTTTTAGCACAGGAGCGATGAGCAAACATCCTTTGATTGAAATTATTAGCAATGCCAACATATCCTTGACTAAATATGTCAGTGTGCTCTGGCAGTCTAATCCAATATAAAAACATTACATCACCAAAGTGCGGTAAGGTCGCAATAACTGGTCAATCGCCCACGGTAGCTGATACTGCTTAGCCTCGGAGATTGCAGAGCGATTGTTGTAGAAATGCGTGAGCAACATTAAGCCGGCTTGCTTAACTACGGGATACTGACCGATAACGCTGCCCTGTAGTGTGTACTGGCAAAGCATCGGGGCGGTCATGTAAGTGTTAACGTTATTGGGAACCTCGAAAAGAACTAACTTATTTCCCGTTGGGTCGTAGTAATACTGGGAGCTTGCAATCGTCGTAAGAACCGGAGGGTTTAGGTCGTTGTAATACTTGACCCAGTTGATCGTCACGCCGTTCTGCGAGACCTCGGGAAGATCTAGCGAAACCGGAGCCGCCATTAAACCCGAGATTAAATAAGAAGCCTGATACGTCACATTGAAAATTGGAACGCCTAAGTAATCCTCAATTGCCATTCGCGCTGCCAGCTCAAGCTGCGACAAAAACTCGTCTTGCGACTCATCGGCAAACAAATTGAGCTGATTGGTGATTTCGTCGAGCGTAAGCCATTGAGTAACCGGGTCGCGGTTACTCTGAATGACCTTCGAGTAGTTGAACGGGTTACGCGAACCCGCTCCGAAATTACCTTGCAGTTGGCTTGGCATGTTAGGTTCCGATCAAACGAACGCCAGCGGTTACATCACGAACAGTCGAGACCAAACGCTTTTCCGCGTAGATCGTGATTGTCCCAGGCTGCGTCTGCTCCATGCGTTGCAACGTCATTTCTGAGTGGTCAACGATCCACATAAACCGAGGCCAGTTGGCTAGGTAAATGGGAGAAGCGCCGACAGCGGGAGCATCCAAATAGGGATTGGCAATAACCGGCCACCCCATGATGTTTACAGCAGGGCCTTCGCCTTCTTCGCCGGTTTCAACAAGCGCGTAAGAATTGCCGCCGTGCGTGTATTTCCTAAGCGTCTGGATCGCCGTGGGGTGCATCATCCACGCCGTTCCTGGCATCTTCCAAAACTGCCCAGGAAGAGCGTTAGCAACATCCACAAGGGTTTCCCACTCAATGCCGCCAGCATGAGCATAGCCGACCGTGTTAAGCGTATGAATGCCGTTTGTAATCGCGGTTCCTGAGCTGCCATAAGCCGCCGTAGAACCCGCTGTTCCCGCGTACATCTTAAGACCGCGCAAGCCGTTAGTTGCGCCTGTGCTTGTCGTTGTCGATCCTGCTTGGTCGTTATTGATCGCCATAGACGCGGCTTCGATCTGGCTAAATTCCATTGCAAGATCTTCGGCCAAAGCTGCATCTAGACCATTAATGTCATCCATTGCCGCTGCGCGGATAGGCATCTGAGCGCTAATAACGCGCATTGGAAGCTGCCAAATGCTCGTGGCAATGTTGGGAGATCCGCTGTTAGCGTTTACTGTGTAACCCCAAGGGTTTGTAGAGTTAGCCGCGTTACCGGTCTTAACAACAAACTGAATATCCGAATCCGAGGTCATCGTCTGGTTAGCGTAAACCCGGAAAGGGTTCCAATAGCGCAGACTTGCAAATACATCTTCGTTATAGACGCGGCCACCAACGCCGGAGCCCGAGCCCGTGAGGGCTGAGGCTTCAGCGAGGTTCACCGTGGCTTTGCCCTCGTGGAGAGCCTGCTTAAGCCCTTCTAAAATCACCTGTTTCATAGTCTCTCCATAGAGGGAGAGGGCTTTCGCCCTCTTTAATTAAGCCGCAGTGCCGGTCGAGCGATAACGTACGCCAGCGTTTGGATCGCGCACAGAAGTTGCTGCGCGAGTCTCGCCGTAGAACGTGATCGAGCCTGGGAGCGTCTGGTCATAACGACGCAGAACCATGCTTAGACGCATAACGATGGTATGAAACTGCTGGAAGTCAGCAAAGTACATTGGGTAGTAAGACGTCGTACCTGCCGCGCCGGTTGTGGGCTGAGAAGGATTGTCAACGTACTTGTTAACCACAACGTCAAAACCAAGCAGCTTACCAACGATGCCATCGTCACGGCTCAGACCGTCGATGTAGATTGGGCGCTTCTGATCATCAACCAAACCACGGATGCCCTGCAACAAGATTGGGTTAATCATGAAGCGAGCAGTCGGGGTCCAGTATTGCTGCGGCAAGCTGTAGATGAAGTTAACAACGTCTTTATAAACGATGTTATTTGCACCGACAGTGTTTGCGTTGGTGGTCAACTGGTCATAGGTTGCAAGGCTATGCAGACCGTTCGTGGTTGCGGTTCCCGAGGTTCCAAAAGCAGCCGTGGAAACTGTACCGCCCGTGTAGGTTGCATTTGCGCCCGCATACTGATCCAAACCGCGCAGACCATCAGCGCCGCCCGTCGACACCGAGGTTCCGGTTCCGCTCTGATCGTTGTTCTGGATCATCGAGGTTGCCATTGCCTGCTGGAATTCCATCAGCATGTCGTCAACAACGTTGGGCTCAAGACCATCAATATCGTCGAGCGCAGCAGTACGGATTGGGAACTGTGCGTTCAAGTCTTTAAGGATCACCTGCCAAATCGACGTTGCTTCAGTCGTGGATGCGCCGTTGTTCTGAACCGTGTAGCCCCACTGAGCACCAGCGTTGCCGGTCTTTACGCGAAACTGATAAGCGGAACCGTCAGTTGCAACAATGCGAGAAATATTCATCATCGGATTGCCAAGACGCTTAGCGGCAAACACAGGATCGTAAGCGGTACGGCCACCAACGTCGTAACCAGAAGCGGTAAGCGCAGATGCTTCTTTGATATACCCGTCGAACTGATCGACCGATTCAAAGATCTTTACTTCGCGCTCAACCTGATTGCCACCCTTCATGTACTCTTTGAGCACATCACGGAAGCGGCGGTTTGCCTCACCACGAACAGTCTTGTGGATTGGGCGAATGATCGAAGGAGCGGCAATCTTTGCCTCAAGAGCGGCAAGTTTTTGCTCGGTTTCTGCTTTGACTGCCTGAACAGCTTCGGTGACTTGAGTCTTTACGGCCTCGGCGGTCTCAGCAAGTTTTGCAGCGTTAGATGCTTCGATTGCATCAAGTTTTTCAATGACTTTTTCAAGCATGATAGTTCCTTTATCGGGTTGCGATTGCCTTCAGCAGCTCACGGTATTGGAGCGCCTCCAACAGTTTCACCGCTGCGTCCGACTCACTCGGATTGGCGGGTTGCTTGGCAGATTCAGCGTCACGCTGTTCAATAATCTGTTTCAGCAAAGCAGATGCAGCGGTTGCATCCTTTCTTGAAAGCCCTGCATCACGCAGTGCCTTCTCGATTACTCTTGGATTGGGCTTGTTGTCCATCCAATATTCAAGTCTTGAAATCTCAGCTTTAGGATTGTTGGGGTTCATCACAATCGAAACCTCAGCCAATCCGCCCCGCATGATCTGAAAGAAGCTATCAGGATCATCTGTCGGTTCGCCGTTCTCATCAACCATTTGATATTCGTCAGCATAAGCTCCAACAGAAACACCACCGACCATGCGCGGCGATTCCTTCATGATCGTATAAAGATCTGATCCTGCCGTGGTATTCAGGAAAAGTTTCCCGGTTCCGGTCATGCCTTCGTCCGTAATGTCGAACTTCGACCATTCGCCCACGGGCATCATGTCTGAGCTGTGCTGGAAGTACATGGGAAGCGGTCTGCCGGCTTCCATCCAGCCTTCGTGCCACATCTCAAAAGCTGCTGGCGTATAAAAGAATCTGCGCCCGTCTGCGCCTTCTCTCGCGCCCCAGGTTGTCAGAGTTGCCTCGATCTCGCCGGTTGGTTCGCCGGTTGCCTCATCAGCCATACGGCCAAGCTCAACCTTTGCCTCGGTGAAGAATTGAACATGTTTCATAGTTACCTCACATAAACCTAAATGGTGAACCAACCGAGCTTCTTTCCAGTATTCGCTGCGCCGAATGGAGCATCACATCGTCTACATTTGCTGGCATTAAATTCATTTCCTGTATGACTGCTGGCGGTGATTTATACCACTGCATAATTTTCTCAACCGTACCTTTAGACCTCTCACGCGCTCTTTCTAAGCAAACCTCTAAGCCTGGATCAATTAAAACAAACTCAACGCGACGATTTCTGTAAAGCGTCATGCTTTCTTGTTTAGGGCTTGTGTCAATAATGTAAGCATCCGATTTTAAGCCCTGAAATATTCTTCGTATCGCAGCCTCTCTTACAGCAAAAGCCACTTCTCTTATGTCGCCGGTTGATCTATGGCTAACCATCGAACCAAGCGCTTTAGCTAACGAATCAAAATCGACAACTACATCATCCGGTCCACGCACTTTCTTTATATAAGTGCTTTTGCCTGAGCAGGGAGCGCCAATAACTACTTTAACTTTTCCGCTCATTTACCCGCTCTTTTTCCTGTCGTTTGCCATCAACCTGCTTCGGCGGCGGTTTACGCTTTGCCGCTTCATTTTTAAGACGCTGAAGAACATCCTTAAGCATTACCAGCTCGCCCGGTCTTACCTATGACCTTAAGATTTCCACCGCCGCCAGTATCCTGCGGCGAAGAGCCGGGAATAGGCTTATCAACGCCACCGGCAGCAAGCAGAGAATCACCATCATCCACGCTATCAAGCCCAAGATAGTCTCTAGCTTCGTTGGGCGTGAGAATGCCATTCTTAACCCCCGCCACAACATAGTTCATCTGATCCAGCGGAGCACCTTTCAGGAAATCCTGAGTCTGAAACTGCACATAAAGATTTGGATAGCCACCAAGAAGGCTTGTCTTTAGCTTCTGCTCAATGTTCGTGATGAACGGCATCATTGTTGACTTGTAGAACTCATCAAGCATGGTTTGCGTGTTGTTAAACTTGGACTCACCCACGCCGATCATCGCCGGAGGAACGCCGAATAAGCCAGCAATCCGCGCCATCGTTTGTTTCTTCAGCTCTCGTGCGTCTACGTCTTGCAGCGTTAAAGGCTTAATACTTTCGTACATCATACCTTGGTCTAATAGCATTGACTGCCCAGGCTTACTCAAGTCTGAGGGCTGGCTGTTTAGCATGTTTGTCCATGCTTCTTTTAGCCGCGCTGCAATCTCTTTGAACTTTGAATCGGGTATGACTTGCTCGGTACGGAACAAGCCAGAAGGCTTTGCTCCATTCAACATAATAAAATTGCTATATAAATCTATGTCTTGATCCAGCGAAATCAGCTCGACAGCTTGCAAGCGGTTGAAAGACGAAGAACCTTGCCAAGGCTCGCTTTTAACGTGCATAACCTGGAAGTATTGCAGCGGTTCATCCTTGTTGAATCCGTAAGAAGAGCTTGTAAGCGTATAAAACGGATATCTCGTCTCAGATATACGCGGGACAATTAAGGTCGAGTCGAGAACATAGACTTCAAGCGGAACCTGCTGAGGATCGGCTTCGTTCTTTCTCCAGAGTAATACGAAAGTCTCGCCGGCCAGCTCATGCCACATCGTGAACTGATACCAGAACTCGTATTGACTCTGGAAGTTATTAGGCTGAGCAAGAAGGTTAAGAATCGACTTTGCGCGGTTTTTTTCCCGCTCAGGAACCCCAGGTTCAGTTTGCGTATCGACTAAAGTACCGTCAGCCTGCCGAGACATGATCTTTACTGGCAGTTGTGCAAGCGCTCTAGCCTTGGTTCCGACGCAAGCCATAACCGTTGAGTTTCTGGCAAGCGTTGTAATGTCGAGCGAACGTCCAGCCTCATTGACAGCCGAGGTGGTTACATAAAGAAGCTGATTAGATCCGTAGCCTTGCCCCTTGCCACGGAGCATGACGTTATTACCCAAAACGGTGTTGCCGAACAACGAATTGCTAGAGTTGTCCGCTATTTTTCGCCGAAATATGTCGAATATGCCCATTTTTAGCCCTAAAAGACTCTGAATCCGTATGATTCAGACGGCATCGGATTGTCTAAGCTACAGTGCATGGCGATAATAAGGGCAACGATCCCGTCGACCTTCGCATGGCGGTCAACTCCGGCCTTCTTGACCTTGATGTTGCCCTGCACATCTACAAACACTTCGCAGTTTCCCAATTGGTGGCCTAAAAACGGGTTGCCATCGTGTTTGATTTTATGGCCTAGAATAAGCCGCTCTACATGTTTGGAAGGGTTAGAAAGTACCGCCATTCCTTGCCCAACTTTTTTAACCGGCATTCCAGCTTCGTATAGTCGCGCAACCAGCGCAGCCGCATTATATGCGTCGTAGCCAACCTCACGAACGTCGTATTTCTGGCTTTGTCCCAGAATATACTCCGAAATCTCGCGGTCGTCCATAACATTGCCTTCGGTCAGATGCAAAATGCCCGAATTAATGGCCTGTCGGAAAATATCCTGGTAATGCGCTGGCAATAAATCAAACCCATCCTCGGGAAGAAAGAACTTCCACTCAGCTTCGTAATCATCCTCTGCGTAACGCTTAAGCGTACATACCGCGTTGAGATCTCGTGTTGCTGCCAAGTCAAAACCAATAAACACAGCCTCGGGCTCACGGTCTGTAAGACCTACAGCTTCGTCCCAATGTGACCGATCTACCCACGCGGTTTCGGCGGAAACGTAGACGTTTAATGTTTTGCAGAGAAACTCGTTAAGCGCTGCCGGCTTGATCTTGGCCTCTTCGCAGCGAGCGGCAATCGCATCGTGTGAAACCGAGATATTGTGCATCGGATTAGCTTTGTGCCAGACCGTCGGGTCTCGCCAATCATCGCCTGCATCAAGCGAATAGAGAAGCCCGAACCATCGCGGGTTATCCGGTACATCCTGATGGAGAATATGCTCCATCACCTGAAGATCTTCAAAGAACTTGGTGTCGCGTGTAAATGAAGCCGTGGTTATATATAGCCTTAATGGATTTGCTCGCGCTACCATCCCAGAATGCAAGACCTCAATCGTATTCCTGTCTACGATCTGAGAAGCCTCGTCGATAATCGCGCAAGAAGGGTTGAGCCCGTCACCCGTACGCTTAGTGTCCCTGCTGAGCGCTTTGAACACCGATTGAGAGTCGCCATTCTTTACTATCGTGAACTTGCCAGGAATGAAGAGACCGGAGACCTCTCGGGGAAGGGTTTCGATAAACCCCTTAGCAGTCGTGAAAACAATGCTTGCTTGATCTCGATTAGTAGCGACTGTGTAGACCTCTGCGCCAGCATCGCCAAAGGCGAGCTCATAAAGAGCGATCAGAGCGGTAAGCGTTGACTTTCCAGCCTTGCGCGGGATGTAAACGATTACGTCTTGCACCATGCGCTTAGACCGATCCCGCTTAAGACGGAATCCGTAAATCGCGCAGATGATGAGGATCTGAAAGGGCTCAAGGTTTACAGGCTGGCCCGCCCACTGGCCTTTTACATGTCTGCAAAGACTCGTGAACTGTAGGAAGTGATTAACCGCGCCAGGATCAAAAACGTATTCCCACTCTTTGTTTTCAAGATGATTTAGAAACCGCTGGCAAGCAAGACGGACGTTTCGGCAAGCGTTGATCTCACCTTTTGCTACCGCTGCTGCATACCCGATTCCATCTTCTAGTTTCATGTTCCGAACTTAGGCCCGCTTAGAAAGTCGTTTATCTTTTTATCTTCTGTCTTGTTGGTTGCCAATCGAGATTTAGGTGGTAAGCCTAATTCGTTCATCAGCTTGATCGCATGGATAACCGCATTATTAGCGATTGCGATATGTGGATTTGGTGCAGCGGTTTTACCGCCGTTCGTGTAAACCACTAGCTCCCCAGTTAGCATTTCTTGTCGAGCGTTAACGTAGATCTGGAGCTGGTCAGCAAGCATGATGAGCGTATGCCGATCTTGAGCGCTGCCAATCCCGTAAACCTGATACAAATATTCGGCAGTCTCTTCGACAAACTTAGCCGCATTGAAAGCGCTTGGGTTTTGCGCCCACTCCGCAAAAGGAATCCTTTGCTTGATTTGCTCAGGCAACTTGGTTCCCATTTTTGTCCCTTTGGTTCCGTGTATCGCGTGAACCTCAACCGGAATTCGAGCAGTCATGACATGTCCTTTTTTGCGTCTTGCGTTTAGGGAATTCCCTATTTTGGACGAACCCCCCTATAAAAGTTACCTTGCAGAAAGTTAGG